AATAAATTAGTATATAGAAATAATGATGATACATGTTATAAATATAAAGTTAATGAAACTGAATGTCCTGATGACAAGTCACAAATAAATTATTATAGTTAGTATTTCAAAAAATTAATTATTTATAAATTTTAAATATTATAATAATATATAAATATATATTAATGAATCTTGATACAAAATTTTTAAAAAATGAATATACAAAAATAATATTAGGAATAATATGGGGTTTAGGTTTAGCATGTATATTTAGATGTGCATGTGAAGGTCGAAAATGTATTATCTATAAAGCTCCAAACCCAACACAAATAATAAATAAAATATATGGACAAGACGAAAAATGTTATACATTTGATACTGTAAATACAGAGTGTACTGACGATGCAATAGAGACTATGTAATAATAATTTAATAATTATGAATAATTTAATAATTATGAATAATTTAATAATTATGAATAATTTAATAATTATGAATAATTTAATAATTATGTAATAACTATTTTTATATAAGAATAATAATTAATAATATTTAATAATATTTTGTTTTAATGATAAATTATAAAAACAAAATTTAAGTAAAAATAATATTTTATAAATAATGCGTAAAATAGAATATTATTTTATCGAATAAAAATATAATAAGTATGGAAGACGATAAAAGTACTCCTATATCAAGTTTGAACAATAGAGATGATTCAGAAGTTGTAAATCAAATATTAAATAAGTATAATAATTTACAAGATGGACAGACTACTATTACACCACCTAATAGTAATATTCCTGTTATGGAAAATCAATTTGAAAATAGGAATTTAAATCAAGAGATTTACAATATAAGTAGTGATAATGTTCAATATAACGACCATTATCAACAAGAATTGAAAAGAACAAAACAACAACAAAATGTATATAATACATATGAGAATGAAGATGACGATGAAGACAGTAGTGAAGAAGATGAATATGAAGAATATGAAATTGTACAAGTTCCTTTGTGGAAAAGAATAATGAATGAATTAAGAATACCACTATATATATTCATTTTAATATTGTTATTTTTTAATTGTACATTTGATAAAAAGTTAATTAAATTCTTTCCTAAATTAGGCAATCCTTTTAATGAATGTAATACTTATGGATTTTTATTAAAATCCTTATTAATTTCTATTATATCTTATTTATTAATTAAATATTTGTATGTATAAAATATTTGTATGTATAAAATATTTGTATGTATAAAATATTTGTATTTACAAAAATACAAATCATAATTATAAAAATAATTATTAATAATATTATTCATAATTTATTTATTAAAAAATTCTTTATTAAATATAAGATATATATTTAATGAAAAAGTCAGATAAAACAAAAATGCCAAATATTGATTTAAAAAAATTTAATGTAGTTTTAACACCTGTACAAGTAAGAGTTATGCTTGTTACAATTATAATATTAGTAATAGTTTTATTGTTTAGAAAACAATTTCATTCTATATTAGAACGAGTAATTGTATTTACAATATTATTTTTACTATTTTTAATAATATCAAAAAATATAATGGTTACTTTAATAAGCTCATTAATAATATTCCTTCTTGTAAATCTTATTATAAATACACGTGATACGATTGAAAAATTTGACAATTTAACTGCATCGGCCGATATTAAGAATGGTACTACAAATGATGCGCCTGTATCGGCACAAACATCATCTCCATCTATAACAGCATCAACCGATGATAAAGATGAAGCAACTAAAATAAAAGATTTTATAAATAATTTGGGTACAATGCCAGAATTACAAAATTTAATATCGAATGAACCAGTAATTGATTTAAATAAGTTTAATACTCCTGAAGTTCAAAACTCTTCAAAAGGTATTGAAAAATTTCTTCAACAAGTTAATGGAGGAATAGAATTAAAAGAAGACGATTTAAAAGAAACTACAGATAAATTAAATATAAATCCTGCAACATATTCAAATGACAGTACTCCAAATAGCTTAAAAGTCGCGCAAAAAGAAGCATATGAATTAATTGATACAGTAAAAGCATTACAAGATACATTAGGAACTTTATCGCCAGTTTTACAAGAAGGAAAAAAATTAATGGGACTTTTTGAAAGTCTGAAATTATAATAATTTATTTTATAATTTATTTATGTTGAAATATTATAATAATTATTATAATATTATAATATTATAATCTAATATATAATATTATAGATGCATTTAAAAAATTTTCTAATAATAATTTTATTAATCGCGATACCTCTTCTATTATTAGTATTATGTTATAGAAATTATGCATATAATTATTGTAAAAATGATATGAAATGTTTAGAAGATAAATTAACATTTAATTTAAGTAATTTAAACAATAAGCTTAAATCATTACATAATAGTATGAAAGAAGAAGAAAAGAATGAATTATCTTATAATAGTAATAATAATGAACAGATAGAAGGATTTTTTAGTGGCCTTGGAAATTGGTTTTCAGGAAGTGCTCCAACGAATTTACCTGTAACACCAGGTTCTTTACCAACTGAAGATTTAATGACCCTTGAAAAAAAAATAAATGCTAAAAATCCAAGTATAAACACTGAATTATCAACTTTTCCACCAAAAGACATTAATGGTAATAGTGATGATTTTCAAGATTCTGATAATGCAGAATTATTAGGTCATGTTGCTAAAACGTCTCAACCAACTAAAATGAAAGGAAAACCATATGGCGGCGTAAATAAAGCAACGGTTGACACACCAGTTGATAAAGGCGTGATAGAAAATCCTCCTGTAAAATCTGAATCAGTTCCATCTATATCTAAATCATTAGAATCTAAACCTGCTCCTGTTTCAAACAATATAAGTTTAAAAACAATATTAAATAAGTGTGGATTTTATAATGGCTCATGTCCTGATAATTATTTTGAATTAGGTAGTTTTGGATTGCATGGTGTTAGTAGTAATAGTATTTTAACATGTGGTAATGTACAAGATACAAAACCTGCTAAAGCTATTGCACATATTAAAAATAATACTGTTCATGAAATACACATATTAGACCAAGGACATGGATTTAATCCAGAATCACCTCCAAAAATAAATATTGAAGGCGGTAATGGACATGGTGCCACTGCAGAAGCAATTATTGATGATGATGGATTTCTAAAAACAATAAAGATTATTAATCCCGGATATAATTATACAGAAACACCGAATATATTAATTGATGCACCGATGATGAATAGTTCATGCCATTTATGCTGTAAAGATGAATAAATTTATATTATAACATTTTTATTTATTTTATACCTTTTAACAGAATTTAATCAGGCTTTTTGCTAAAAATGATATTAGAATCTTAATATTATATATTAATTATTCTCTATTTTTTATAAACGGTTAATATAAAATAATATTCTAATGAATACAACACTGACAAAAATTAAATAGATTGAATTAAACTGGGTTTGAATTCAAAAGTCCCGATTTGTCAATCGTCCATTTGTGGGTGATATTGAGTGTTTTCATCCTACAATCACATAAATGTGTAATCATAATAATCGATATATCAGGATATTGTTCAAATGCGGTTTTTAACATATCAGGTGCTAATTCTGGGTCTAATCCTTGTTCAGGTTCATCCAAAATTAACCATTTGCATTTATTTTTTTCCAAACGATATAGAGTAATGGCAAAACAAATTCTCGTTTTTTCACCTCCACTTGGAGTGCACAATTCACCTATAGGTGTATCGAGATTTCCACCCATTTTACTTTCAACCCAATCTAAAATTTTCGCATAACCTAATACCTTTTTAATGAGGGTTGTATCTGTGTCATCTGAAAAAAGATTTCTGAGTGTGACTTTTACCATAGGCGTTACTTCTCTAATATTTTGTCTCATGTAAGCAATTTTGGAGGCATATGAATCAGAAGGATTTCCAGTATCATATGTTATTCCTTCAATTTGACCTAATAAACCTTTTATCAACGTTGTTTTACCGCATCCTGATAGACCACTTAAAACAATTCGAGCACCTCTATTCACTGTTATCCATATATTCGTAAAAATTTTAGTAGTATCTCTTGTAATAGACACCATAAACGACAATGTATCAGGAATATCAATCTGTAAAGACTTTACACAAAATGTTTTTTTATCAAAAAAATCGTCGATTGCCTTTAAATCATTTTCCATAGTTTTCCAATGATTAAAAAAATGCGATGTATTAGACAATGTATTTCTGATTTTAATGAGAATAGTAACAACTATTTGAAGTTTGTTTTCGTCAAAATACATAAAAGCAATGAATATGATAAAAATAAAGTTTGGAACTTGTTGATAAAAAGATAAACGCGTCCATTCTAAATCTAATTTGAAACCGCCATCAAGTAAAATAGTATCTTGTTTTATTATTGCATCGATACTCGTTTCACCTAAACACAAGCGATTCATTAATAGACTCATTCTTTCATATACGGTGTGTCTACTTTTTCTTTCTATAGTTCTTTCATTGTCTAAAGTATCCATTCCAGGTAATATGATAAATTTTATCCATAAAATATTGATACAGATAAAACATATTAATAAACCATATTCATTGTTAGCAATAAAAATGATCGAAAGAGATGATAAACATGATATCAATGAAGTAATAACATTAATGCCCCACGAATATTTACTTTTAATAACCCAAGATGATTTATCCAATTTGTTTTCAAAAGATTCGACTGTATCTTTTTCTTTTGAAACGTCATCTAAACTGTCATACTTTTCTAAATAAAAAGTCTTATACTCCAACATCTTTTTTTTAGATAAAGAGGAATTAATCCAAAAACCACTGAATGACATACATTGATTGACGAACATCAAAAGTGCATAGTGCATCATTTTATCACCAATCTTTGTTTCTAATGTTGAAATCCATGTTTCAATCAATATATCAATTAAAACATGAAAAAACAGTAATGATTCTAAGAAAGAAAACATTTTTATATTTCAGTTGGTTTATAAAGCAAAGAATTATATTCAGGTGTTTTTAAGTATCAATTTTATATTACTACTTTACTTAAATAAAAGTTAAAATTCACCCCATATTTGTTCAAGTATTCCAATATGATCATTTGGAATCATACTATCTTTAATACTTTCTTCAAGACTTTTTTTAAAATTGTTAATGATACTTTGATCATTTAATAAATTACTTATTTGTTCTTTAGTTACATCATTATTAATTATATAACTATTAAGACTAATATTTATACTTTCAAAATTTCTTGATCCACAACAATAATAATCCCCCTTAATTATTATTTTAAATGACACTACTTCAATATTATCTTTTTCATCATAAAAAATAATATCCATATAAAATGTAGGATAAGCTTGTTGTATTCCCCATTCTTCAAATTGTTTAAAAGTTGGAGATGTGTGTGTAATTTTAATATTGTATTCCATTTTTTAGTTATCATAAAATAAATAAAATGATATTTAGGTTTTTTAATAATCAATTTTTTTGTGAAATAATATTCTATAGATTTATTATTTTTAGGTAATGTTTTTGTTTAATTTATAAAATGTTTGTCTAAAGGTTATACTTAAATAAATAATATTAATTATAAAATAGAAAATATGAATTACGAAATAAATATTAAAGACAATAAAAAATATATTTATGTTATAAGTTATTATGGTCCAAGTAGTGATTTAATGAATACTGATATAAGTATTTTTGAAATTAATGAATGGAATGATTTATTGAATAAAAATGAAATTTTTAAAAAATATGTAAATATACTTAATTGTAAAAGTGATATTGAATACATTAACACACATCCAGAAATTAAAAATGCAACTTATTATTTATATCATAATTGTGAATATTGCAAATATGATGATTTTACTTCTTTAGAATATTATACTGGAAATAAACAAGATATATATGAAAAAGTATTTTTAGAAACTATAAATAAAAATAGAAATGATATATCTATAAATAATTTTAGAACATGGATTATTGATAATTATGAAAAAATTAATAAAAATTATAACATAATAAAGATGTATGATAAGGATTAGAAGATTTAGATTTATTATTGGAAAAGATTACTTTTATAACAATTAGTCTTAAAAGTATTATCTTCTTTTTATTATATCTAAAAAATGAAAAATAAAATATAAATTTTATATTAGAAAAATTTATAACTACATCAAAATTTAGTATATTACACCTTTTAAAATTTTAAACGCCGATTTTTACATATTTTATTGTTTTATTTTACATTTCGATAATATATCGTTTGATATATATTTAACATTAATTGTTTTTCGTTTAAGTATAACCAATTTTGCTAATCTATGTAATCCATCTAACACATCTAAATCGCCATTATCATCATAAATAATAATTGGATATGATAAATCAGCATTGATTATTTTACAAAAATCATTAGTTGATACATATGGATTTTTTATCACTTGTTTAGGAGTTACATATTTTTCTTTTCCATTTATAAAAATAGTCCATAATTCTTTATCTAAATTATGAATAATTTTATCTAAATAAATTCTATTTGTTTTTATAATTTGTGTTTTATTCCATAATTTATTAACATCATACGTACCATGTTCCCTCCATACTTTTTGAAGTTTTTTCATAGATATATATTATATATTATATATTATATATTATATATATTATATAAAAAATCGACTTTTGAAATGTAAAAAGGTGTAAAAATATATGTCTTATATATAATGGAAACTGTTTATATTTTTACAAATAAGAAAACAAATATTCATAATTTTATAAAAAAATACAAAAATAAAACTTTTATATTAAAAAATAATTCAATGGAATTTGAAGTAAAATTATCAAAAATAAAATCATCTATAAACTCAAAATTAGATTTTTATTCATTATATACAATTGAAAATAGTCCAATAAATAATATAGATATTATTAATATACATTTTTTTTATAAAAAACCATCATTTGAAAATGTTTATATTTCGAATATATCTAAAAGTAAAAAATATTCTGGTTCTGATGTCGTAAACTTTGTTATTGATTTTTTAAAATCATTTACACAAGTAAAAAAAGCATATTTACATGATGGTTCTGAAATTAATTGTAAAAATACAGATGATACAATTGATTTATCATTATATAAATTAATCACATCTTATAATGGATTTTATCAAAAATTTGGTTTCAGACTAGTTATTGAAAATGATGAAAAGAATATTACAA